AGCGACAGAACCGCCGAGGCGATGCCGAGGATGCCAGACGCCATACCCGACAACCCGGCCAGTAGGCTGCCTGACTTCAGCGCCTTCATGCCGTCCATGAAGGAGTCCCAACCCTTCACCGCCAGGTTGATGGAGCCAGTGACCTTCCCGAGCATCGAGGCCACCTTGCCGAGCGCCCCAGGGGCAATCTGCGACAACAGGGCAAAGGCGCCGGCGAGGTCTTCGAGGTTCTGACGCCACAACTTGGCGGCTTCGGCCGCTTCCTTCTGCTGAAGTGCAAGGTCGTTCGCTGTCACGGCCGTGGACTTCAGGATGGCAGGCATGGCCGACATGCCATCAGCCAGCGACACCACTGTGCGAGACAGCAGCGTGCCGCTTCGGTTCAGGTTGTCCACGGCCGCCTGGCCGTTCCTGAACATACGCACCGCGTCAGGCATCGCGGACGTCGCAAGCCCCTGGATTTGCGCCTGGAGTCCTTGCATCGGCACCAGCGCCCGGATCGTAGAGTTCCGCACGTCTTCCAACGCGCCACCCACTGACGGGAGCAATACCCGAAGGGCTTCGTATTGCTTTGTGACGGCTTGCCTAGCGGCGACAGATTGCCGTTCGACGTTCGACAGCGCAGCCCAGTCCTTCGTGAGTTGCTGAAGCGCCTTCTCGGTCGCGGCCCCGGTGACTTCGTCGCGCCACTTCTGGAACCGCTTAATTTCCTCGTCGCTTGGCGCTGTCCCGCCCGCCCCACGCGTGGTAATCGGGGCCGAGCGCACCTCGCCAACCTTCGCCAACGCGATCAGTGCTCGAGTGGCATCGCGCTCGATGCTCTTGGCCATCGCGCTGACCCAGAGTCGCGCGTCCTTGGCCCTCGATTCCGCATCCTCGATGGACTTGGTGAACGTGCCCATCATCCGAGCGCCAGGCGTCACCGACTCGGCGAACCGATACATCGCGACTTCAAGTTCGGCGAGATCGGCCGTGGTCTTGCCGGCGCCGATCAGCATGAATTCGAACTGGTCTTGCAAGTAGCCCAGCGCCCCGCCAAGTTTCAACGTGCCAGACGCGACAAGCGTCAGCAGTGGCTCGAGCTCGACCAGGAGCCGGGCGAACGACGCGAGATAGACGCCGTTCAGGGCATCCAGGCGGTCGCCCATGTTGTCGATAGCCGCGATGGTCTGTTCGTCGAGAACGATGCCGAGTTTCCGGGCCGACTCGCGCGCCTCGTTGAACCCTTCGGTAAGGACGGGGATCAGGTCGGCCCCGCTCTTGCCCATCAGGTCCATCGCCGTGCGGACCTTCTCGGCGGGGTCTTTGATCCCTCCGATGGCCTGCGCGACACGCCCGAATTGGTCTTCCGGCTTGAGTTTCTTGAAGTCGTCGAACGAGATGTTGAGCCGCCGGAGAGCGCCGACCGCAGACTTGTCGCCCTCGGCGATCCGGTTCTGCATCTGGTTGATGCCAGACGTGATCGAATCCAGCGACACGCCCACCTGGCCGCCCGCGAACTTGAACTCCTGGAGGGCTTCGACGCCGATGCCTGTCTTGGCTGAGAGGTCGGAGATGTCGCCCCCCAACTCGAGCACCTTACGGCTCATGTTGACGACCGCACCAACCGTGAACGCGCCAGCGAGGAGCCCGCCCATCTTCGCCAGCGACCCAGACATCAGGCTGGTGGACTTCTCAACCTGCTTGGTTTCGGCCGCGAGCTTCCGAAGGTCGGCCGGCGCCTGCTGGCCCAGCGCGTGATACTTGGCGATGGCCTCGGTGACTGTGGCGTTGACCTTGCGCTGCTCGGCCTCGGTGAGTTTCGTGGCCCCGCCGATGGCCTTGACTGCCGCCACGGCGATGTCCGCTTCCTTCTTGATGTTCACGCCCGAGAAGGACTTCGCCATGTTTTCGAGCTGGTGCTGCACACCCTTGCCAGTGACCTCGAAGGACTTCAGGCCGGCCTGAGCACTCGCGAGGGCAGAGTTCCAGCGGCTGAAGTCGGCCGTGAAGACCGCATTCATTGGCATTACAGGTTCCTGTTCCTATCCAGGAGCGCCTGTGCCGACCGCAACATCTCCGACCGTGCGTCGACCGCTGCCTTCTCGAACACCTTGCCGCCCGCCGGCATCCGCCCGCGTCGCGCGTTGGCTCGAGTCGCGTCGAACCGATCCCGTGTGCCTTCCTGCCAGATGTGAACGTGTGGGGCCGACGCCTTGACGACGCGGGCCGCGATCGACTGCCCGGTGGACGTGGTCGCAAAGGCCCGAGGCGACGTTGAACGCACCATCCGCCGCAGGTTCCCCGTGGGACCGACAGGGAACCGCTGCTGCAGGATGCCGACCATCATGTTGGCCGCACGGTCGATCAGCACGCCGACGTCCCGCTTGACGTCGTCCGTCGCGGCGTCCATCGCCTTGGCGAGTTCGGCGGTGCTGAAGTCAGTCTGGGCCATTGGTTGCGGTCTTCGCGTCCATCGCTTTCACGAGTTCGTCGGCGTCCATCGAGTCGGTCTGTCGGTTGGCCTTCTGTTCGACCCACGCCACCAGCGCTGTCCACTCGTCGAAGTCCAAGTCGCGGACCTGATCGAGCGTCCACCCCATCAGCTCGCAGATGGCGAACTCGTTCCAGAGTCGGTCGCGCCATCCGGGATCGCTTTTTTTGCGGCCTCCGAGGCGTCCTCCATCGCCCGCACATGCTCGGTCACGGCCTTGGCGACGTCCTCGAACGCTTCGGAGTCCAAGCCTTCGATGGTGGCGACCCGTTCCTTAAACTTCACCGGCCACGGGATGCCCTTGCCGTCCTCGTCCTTGACGCACCAGTTGACGATCCGCACGGCGGCCGTCGCAATCTGGTGCTTCACGATGTTGAAGCGATACGTCAGGCCATCGGTCGCCACGCCGTCCACGGAGTGGCTGTGAACGTCGCTGGTGTCGCGGACCTTCAGTCGGTCCTTGACGTCGATCCACTGGTCGTTCGGGAGCGTCAGTCGTGTGTGCATCCTGCCCTACTGCCCGCGTGGGAGGGGTGGCCCTATTGCCACCCGTGCCACGCAGGATCTGTCGTGCTACTCGTCGAGCGGCGAGTTGTCGACCTGGAACGTCCAGTCGCCGTTCGCCGAGAACGTGCCGGAGACCTTCACGGCATCGCTGACCGAGCCGGTCTGGTTCACGTCGAGCCACGCCGGCCCCTGGTAGTAGAACGTCGGGTGATCGGTCGACGGCGTGATGCGGATCTGCGTGCCGTCCTCCGAGTCCGCTTCCTGCAACAGCGTGCGGATGTAGCTCGTGTCGAAGAAGCCCTCGAACGAGCCGCTGACGTCCTTCAGCCCCGCGAGGTAGTTCTTGTTGCTGTCGCCGAACGACGTCGTGTCAACCTTGTCGCGGGTGCCGGACAGGCTCCACGCATTGAGTGACCCGATCACCGTCAGCGGTGAGGCGTTTCCGATCTGGATCTGCCCTTTTCTGCCGTGTACCTTAGCCAAGTCGCACCGTCCAGTTCAATGTGCTACCATTGAGCACATGAGAAAAGAACAACCGTGCGGCTGTGGCTGCGGAGAGGCAGCGCCGGAGGGTAAGTCCTGTATCCGTGGGCATTGGTCCCGCACCGCCGCCTACAGGAAGGCACGCGAAGCGAAACGAATGAAGTTGGAGCCGTTCAATCCGACTGGCCTGTGCCTCTGCGGTTGCGGCAAGCCAGCTCCTCGAGCGAAATACGACAAGCCGACTCGCGGCTATCGCAAAGGCGACTTCCTTCGCTACATCACCGGCCACCAGGTGAAGACCGGTCCTGAGAACCCGTCCTGGCGTGGTGGCCGAATAGTCAGGAAGGGCTACGTCCTGCTTATGACTCCCGAGCACCCACACGCCGACCGTGACGGCTACGTGGCCGAACACCGCCTGGTCGTTGAGCGAAAGGAGGGACGTTTTCTTCATAGTTACGAATGCGTTCACCACATCAACGGAGACACGCTAGACAACCGGCCCGAAAACCTCGTCGCGCTGACACGGAAGGCGCACGGCCTCCAACACCGAGACGTGCTACCGAGATGGCAATCCGCAGTCACTCCCGAAACACTTCTCGCGCATCAGCGTTCCGCCGGCCAGAAGGGGGCGGCTGCTCGATGGCGCCAGACGTCGCGTTCAGCCAAACCTCCCAAGCCTTAATCGCACCCTTAGCGAACCGGATCAGCTGCATGTGCAGATGCCAGGTTGGGTTCGTCATCCGACGGTGACCCGCACTGTCACCAACCGCACAAACCACAACACGCCGTCGGCGTTCAGATCGATCGGCGGGTTCGCGGCGTTCCGAATGAACAGCGCCACCTGAAACCCTGAGACCGCCGCCCACGTCGCGGCGTCCGTAAGCACGACCATCACGCGAGAGGCGAGGTCGTCTACCTGCGACGAGCCGCGATAGGTGGACACCAGTTGCACGATCACGTCGATCTGCCGTCCACCACTGTCACCGTCGTCGCCGAGCTCCATCGTCTCGGCCCAAGGGATTTCATCCCCGCCCATAACCATCGCGTAGGGCGTCACGGTCTTCTCTGGGACGTGGGTGTAGACCTTCTCGCCGCCCAGCAACGTCGCCAGAGTTGAGTCGTCCCGCAGGGCGTCCACGGCCGCGTTGACGACGTCAGGGACGCGGGAACCAGCCACCTACACCACCTCCGCGCAGTCCAGTTCCATGTCCCGCTGCCGGCCGTCAGGGTCGCGCACACCGAGGATCTGCAACTCGGTCCCTTCCGGTGACACCCGCGCCAACCGTCGATCCGCCGTCAGCCGCGCGTCGTAGTGCGTGAACACCCGCAACGTGGCGATGGTCTGCACCGCCCCAGCGAGCGCCTGCTCCCGCGTCGAGATCGGCCGGATGTCTGCCCAGATCGACGTCCCGTTCCGCCACGTCACGGTCTGCCCACCCTCGCCGTCATCGACGGGCGTCGGGATGCGGACCCGCAAGTAATGGCGGAACGTCCCTGCACTCACGCCAGCACCTCGCGTAACGGCCGACAGGGGAAGCACTCCAGGGCTGTGCGCCTCGAGCAATTCACCACCTCAACCCCGGCGTCCATTAACGGCTGGACCATCGTCGCGATGCGCTTACGAAACGTCCGATACTGCGAGTGGACAGACATGGCGCCCTTGTCGTAGAAGTGCGCGCGGCCCTGGTCGTCTGGCCCCATGTCGTAGCCCACCAGCACGACCCGCTTCGCTCCGATCAGCACCGCGACATTGATCGCCGCCCCGCCCGAGTTGTGCGTCGTGATGATCTCGTCCTGCTGCAACGACAACCCCTCCCACCCCGCGTTGAACAACGTGATGATGCCGGCGCACCAGCACGGCTTGTCCTTCGGCTTCACGGCTTGACACTCAGGGCAATACTTCTCAGCCACCTTCCCGCGTGTCACCTTCTGCATCGACGCGTGGGTGCGGATCTTCAGGCCAGGAAACGACCGCATCGCTCGGTAGTGCCGCTCCCACCAGAGTTGGTCCAC